ACAAGGCGCTCCAGGCCTACATGCTGGCGGGCTGGACCGCCGAGCAGCTGCTGGCCAAGAAGCCGACGGCTGGCTGGTCCAGCCTGCGGGCGCCATGGAGCTGGCTGAAGACCAAGCTGAACAACGAAGCCTCGCAGCCGCCGGCGACGGTGGCCACGGCGCCCGCCGCCGGCGCCGCAGTGCCTGGCACGGCCGCGCACTGGACCGAGTCGGCGGCCGGGATCATTGCCAAGGGTGTGGAGCTGGGCATCGGGGCCTGGAGCGAGGCGGCGCAAGTCGCGGAGCAGGTGCCCGACTTCATCACGTACCGCAGGCGCGTGTTCAAGGCGGCCGGCGTTGACGCGAGGGCTGCGGCATGCTGACCATGACCCTCACCGGCCTGGACGAGGCCAAGAAGAAGCTGGGCACGATGGCGCGGCAGCTGCCGTTCGCCACCAAGACGGCACTCAACGCCGTGGCCTACGACGCGCGCAAGGCGGTGATTGCCGAGATGGGCAGCGTCTTCGATCGCCCCACGCCCTACGTGCTGAGCGGCGTGTTCGTGCGTGAGGCCCGCAAGGACAACCTGGTGGCCGAGGTCTACATGGACTTCTTCGGCAAGGGCAAAGGCGTCGCGCCGGAGAAGGTGTTGCTGGCCGAGGTGTTCGGCGGCGCGCGCCGCAACAAACGAGCGGAGGTTGCGCTGCAGCGCGTGGGCCTGATGCTGCCCGACCAGGTGCTGGTGCCCGGCGAGGGCGCGCCGCTGGATGCCTACGGCAACGTCCCGGGCAGCTTCATCGTGCGGCTGCTGAGCTACTTCCAGGCCTTCGGAGAGCAGGGCTACAAGGCCAACATGACCCAGCGCAACCGTCAGAAGCTGTCGGGTCGTGGGCGCTGGGTCAACGGCAAATTCGTACCGGCCTACGCCAAGGGCTATGACCCCAAGGCCGGCGCCAAGGCGCAGCGCCGCGGCGGCGTGGAGTACTTCGTCAGCCACGGCAAGGGCGAGCGCAACGGCCGCCGCCAGCACCTGCCCGCGGGCATCTACGAGCGCCGCGGCCTGCACGGTGAGGACATCAGGCCTGTGCTGATGTTCGTAAAGCGTCCCGTCTACTCCAAGCGCCTGCCATTCTTCGACACCGTGCGCACCACGGTCGAGCGTCAGTGGCCTGTGCGCCTGGACGCTGCGCTCGACCAGGCCATGAGTACCGCCCGATGACCCCGCGCTGCGCTGCCGCCGCGCCCCGCCGGGGGGCGGCCCCCACCCCCAACGGGTCCTTCCGGCGAACCTCCTGTGCGGGTAATTCGAGCCCCGAACTTTCGCTAGTGGGTGGCTGGGGCGGAAGTGAAAGCTGTAGGCAAATGGGGGTGAAGTGAAGGCGCAGCTCGTGTCCAAGTCCGAGTACGCGAAGCTCAGGGGCTGCGCTCCCAGCGCCGTGACCAGGGCGATCAAGGAGGGGCGCATCGTGCCCATCGTGGTCGACGGGCGCGAGCTCATCGACCCGGCCGTGGCCGACATCCAGTGGGCCCGCAACACGCGCTCCCGCTCTGACAGCAACCCGGCCACGGACGCCGTGCGGTCACCAGGTGGGGCCGGAGAAGGCGCCGATCTCGATATCGGCGACCCCGGAGATATCCGCGCCGTCCGCGCCAGGCGCGAGCTGGCGGAAGCCAAGCTGGCGGAGCACAAGCTGGCCGAGCTGCGCGGCGAGCTGGTGCGCGCGGCGGAGGTGAAGGCGGCATGGGCGAAGAAGGCGACAGGCCTGCGCAGCGCGCTGCTGCAGATACCCGCCCGCCTGGCGGCCGTGGTTGCTGCCGAAACCGACCAGGCCAAGTGCCACGACCTGCTGCAGGGCGAGTTGCACCAGGTGCTGGCCCAGATATCGGGCCAGGCAGATTGAAAGGCGAGGCTGCGGCGCCTATCCCCCGCAGCAACACAGGAGAGAAAACCATGCCCCAGGGCAATTTCAAGTTCGAGCTCACCAGCCCCGTGACGATCCAGGTCAGCGGCGAAGCCGGCGAAATCATCGGCCGGGCCCAGTACACCGCCATGGAGAACCAGTATTGGGTGCGCTACAAGGCGGCCGATGGCCGTGCCGTTGAGGCCTGGTGGGCCGAAGGTGCGCTGGCCTCGTCCAGCCCCGCGGCCTGATCGGGAGGTGATGGTGGGGGCGCGCGACTTGGCCACGGACTTCGTCGATGCCGAGCAGCTGCTCGACGAGATCTGGCGCGAGTACATGGCGCCCCCGCCGCGCTTCACCGTCACCGAGTGGGCCGAAGAGAAGCGCGTCCTCAGTGGCAAAGACAGCGCGGAGCCTGGCCCCTACCGGGTCAGCCGCACGCCCTACGCCAAGGAGCCGCAGGACTGCCTCAGCGCCATGAGCCCGGTGCAAGAGGTGGTCCTCATGTGGGGCGCGCAGACCTCGAAGACCACCGTCCTGTCCAACTGGATGGGCTACAGCATCGACTGCAACCCCGGGCCGCTGATGCTCGTGCAGCCGACGCTGAACCTCGCGAAGCGGTACAGCCGGCAGCGCTTCGCGCCCATGATCGATGAGTGCCGTGCGCTGCGGCGCAAGGTCAAGGAGAACCGCAGCCGGGACTCCGCCAACACCACGCTGATGAAGGAGTTCGACGGCGGCGTGGTTGTCCTGGCTGGGGCCAACAGCGCGGCCGACCTTCGCTCCATGCCGGTGCGGGATCTCGGTACCGACGAAGAGGATGGCTACCCGCACGACGTCGACGGCGAGGGCGACCCCGTGGACCTTGCCCGCGCGCGCCAGACCACCTTTGCGCGGCGCAAGCACCTGCGCACCAGCACCCCGACCACCAAGGACTTCAGCCGCATCGAAGCGGCCTACCTCGCCAGCGACCGCTGCCGCTACCACGTCCCGTGCCCTCACTGCGGCGCCTTCCAGCCGCTGGAGTGGGGCGAGGGCAAGGCCCACGGCCTTAAGTGGAGCAAGGCCGAGGACGGCACACTGCTGCCCGACACCGTGCGCTACGTGTGCCAGACCGAGGGTTGCGAGATCCGGGAGCACCACAAGGCCACGATGCTCGCCCGAGGCGTCTGGATCGCCGAGAACCCCGGTGTCCAGGGCGGCAAGGTGCGCGGCTTCCACCTCAGCTCGCTGTACTCGCCGCTGGGCTGGCTGAGCTGGGCCGCGCTGGTGGTCGAGTGGATCGCGGCCAAGGCCAAGGAGGCCGCCGGCGACGTCTCCAAGCTGCGCGTCTTCACCAACACCCGCCTGGCTGAGACCTTTGAAGAGAAGGGCGGCCGCGCCGACCACCACGCCCTCATGCGGCGCGCGGCCGACATCCCGCTGCGCCAGGTGCAATGGGGCCACGTGGTGATGACGGGCTCTGCTGACGTCCAGGGCGACCGTCTCGAAGCCTCGCTGTGGGCATGGGGCCGCGGCATGGCCCGCCAGCTGGTGGACCGCGTCGTCTTCCATGGCGACCCCGCACTGCTGGAGCACGAGCCGGGCAGCCCCTGGGCCAAGCTCACCGAGTACCGCCGCACCGCGGTGCTGCACGTCAGCGGCCGGCCCGTGCCACTGCTGGCCTTCGCGGTGGACTCCGGCGGCCACCACACCCAGGCCGTCTACGCCTACTGCCGAGCGCACGCCCACGCCAACGTGCTGGCCGTCAAGGGCGAGAGCCGCCCCTGGAAACCCGTGCTGGGCAAACCGACCGACGTGGACGTCAACTGGATGGGGCAGAAAGTCAAGGGCGGCCTCAAGCTCTGGTACATCGGCACCGACTCGGCCAAGAGCGAGATCTACGGTCGCCTGCGCGTTGAGGCCCCCGGCGCGGGCTACGTGCTGCTGTCCAAGCGCATGCCTGCCGAGCTGTTCGAGCAGCTCACCGCCGAAGTCCTGGTGGGCAAGTACGTCCGCGGCCGCTCCAAGCTCGAATGGGTCAAGCCCGCCGGCAAGCGCAACGAGCTGCTGGACATGGCCGTCTACGCCCTGGCCATGGCGCACTGGGTCGGCATCGACCGCTGGGGCGAGGGCGACTGGCTCAAGTGGGAAGCCTGCGTCGAAGAGCGCGACCTGTTCGGCGCGCCGCCCCAGCTGGAGGAGCTGCAGGCCGCTGCCGCGCCCGCGGCACCAACAGCCCTGCAGGAGGATGCGCCGCCGCCTGCGCCGGCCGTTGTTGAGGCTGTTGAGGTTGCACCCGCTGCGCCGTCGCCGGCTGCTGAGGTGGACGGGGCACAAGGTCAACCCGCCAGCAGGCCTTGGAAGCGCCCGCCGGGCCGCCAGTGGTGAAGCGGACCGCATGACCGAAGTGCCTACTGCCCTCCGCAAGCCGCCCGTGCGACGGGCGTCGCAGCGTTCCGCGACCGACGGCGACCTCGTGGACCGCATCTTCGAGTTCCTGGCCGACGAGCTGGGCGCCGTTGATCCCGTGCGCCTGGAACAGCTCAAGGCGGCCACGCGCGCGGAGTTTGCCGGCGAGAAGGTCTGGATCAACCGTCGCGACCAAGCTAAGCGTGATGCCCTCGTGGCTGAAGTGCTCAGGCGCTTCGATGGCCGAAACGCCAGCGAGATCGCGCGTGCCCTCAAGGTCGGCCGGGCCACCGTCTACCGCATCCTCAAGCAGGCCGGCGAGGGCTGAGCAAGTCGTCTCACGTTTTCTGGATTTGAGACAGGCGCATCCCCAGCATGCGCGGCATGGCCCTCTCACAAGCAGACCTCGACGCCCTCGATGCCGCCATCGCCACTGCCGAACTGGAGGTACAGGTGGACGGCCGGCGCACCAAGTACCGCAGCATGCAGGAGCTGCTGGACGCACGTGCCCACGTGGCCAGCGTGCTGTCCGGCAATGCGGCCTCGGCTGCCGGCCGCCGCGGTGCCACCTACCGCTACACCTTCACCACGAGCCGCGACTGAGCCATGGGCAGCCCGAACCTGCTCGATCGCCTCATCGGCTACATCGCGCCGATGCATGCGTACAAGCGCCATGTCGCCCGCCAGCTGCTGGAGCGCGCGTATGACGCGGCCAGCCCCCGAGACGGCTGGAACCCGCGCCGCCCAGGTGCCAGTGCCGACGCGGACCACGCGGCTGATGCCCGCACCATGCGCGTCAAGGCCCGTGCTCTCTACCAGAACGTCCCCTACATCCGCGCCGGCATCGATGGCCTTGTCTCGGCCACCGTGGGCACCGGCATCGTGCCGCGCGCGACGGGCAGGGAAGCCGAGAAGCTGAACAAGCTGTGGCCCAAGTTCGTGGAGCAGGCGGACGCCGACGGCATCCAGGACCTGTACGGC